TCAAGACAGCTTTTAAGGACTGGTTTCCAAGAATGTGCGAATATGGTTTTGAGGAAGGAAAAGACTTTTGCTCAAAAATGAGCGAAACCTCTTCAAAAGGGGGAAGACCTTCAAAAGATGCGGACATTTCCATTGACATGGCAAAACAGATTTGTATGATCCAGAGATCACCGGAAGGAAAACAGATTCGTCAGTATTTCATAGATCTTGAGAAAGCCTGGAACACACCGGAGCAGATTATGGCAAGAGCATTAAAGATGGCTAACCATTCGATCGAGTCTTTGAAAGGCAGATGTAAATTCCTTGGTGAGCAGGTAGTTGAGCAACAGCAGATTATCACAGAACTGCAACCAAAAGCCAATTATGTGGATATGATTCTACAGTCAAAGTCGTTGGTAACTATTACGCAGATCGCAAAAGACTATGGAATGAGCGGAAGAAAACTGAACAAGATTCTTAAAGAATTGAAGATTCAGTATAAGGTCGGCGGACAATGGGTGCTGTACTCAAAATATCAGAATGGTGGATATGTACATAGCCGAACCATTGATATTACAAGAACTGATGGCAGAGCAGATGTCGCAATGCAGACCGAATGGACACAGAAAGGCAGACTTTTCTTATATGAGGAATTAAAGAAGCGTGGATATGTTCCGGTGATTGAACAGGCTGCGTAATGCTTACTTATTTGCAACAGATGATTCGGGTTCAGAAGAAGGGAGGGAGTAAATGAAGAGTGAAGATGAACGCAAGTGGTTTGATTTTCATGGAATCCAACCGGAACTGGCAGAGCTGTATCGTTATTTTGATAGAACGGTCTTGTGCTATCGGATAATTATTGCAGTGTTACTTGGAATCATAGCGATACTACTACTTAAGTAAAGAGTTCGTAATTAAAGAAGCGATAACAGCAGCAATAATAGAAATAATTAATTGCCAGACCTTAGTATCGTAAAATTGTTTCCGTTTCCATGTACGGTAACGCCGGTAATTGTCAGTAAGGTAATAGACACAAGGTTGCGGATGTTCATTCTTTAATGTATCTGTAAATTCGTAAGGGGAATAGATGAACTTATACACATGACTTAAGTTATAACAATCTTGTCCAATGAATTTAGCAGAAACAGGGTGAATAAAACGCATTGTAAAGAGTTTGGCACGTTCTCGAAAAATAAGAGTGATTTTTGAATAATCCATATTTATTTCCTTTCATCATTTGATAAGAAAATTATACCAAAGAACCGCAACAAGTACAAACCATAATACATAACCTATAAAGAGGTGATGCAGTTTTGAAACATATTAACATCGTGATCATTGATGGAGTAGAGAGAGATATGGCTACATTATCCGCAGAGGAGCGAGCAAAGATCGTGAATGAGTTGAATCGTGTAGCTGTTGGATATCTGGGATACCAGAAAGAGAAAACCGCTTAGGCGGTAGGGGAGGTGGACAAGCATGAAAAGAAGAGGACCAAGAACAAAATGGCAGAGAATCGTCCGGGAAGTGGTGTTTGAGCTGCTGATTGGCGGAGTAATCGGACTTGCATTCGATGCAGTGTTATTTATCTGGTTGTTTGCAAAGTGAAAGGGGTGAGGACATTGCAAGAGATACCAAGACTGATGGATGATCATGAATTCCAGAAAGAACTGGAAAGAATCCAGGAGCACTTAGATGCAATCAGCAAGGATTCAAATACCGTAGAAGTGCGAAGAAACTACCTGATCAGCTGTGTGACGGTGCCATCAGCAAAAATCTATACGCCGGATCAGTTAAGACAGATTTTTGATCTGACGTGGAAATAAGAAGAGCACCCGTATAAGCCGGCAAGCTTCGGGCGCTCAGAAAATTAGTCAACTATATTATATGAGAAGAAAGGAAATTAGTCAAATGATTAAAGCAACATCACAGTCCGTTTGTAGCGGAATAACGGGATGCCAGGTAGAACTACTTGGATCAGGAGCAGAACTGATAAAGGAATATAAAGGAGTTACAGTGGCAATGTATAGATCACTTCGCGGACATATGCCAGAAGAACTGGCAAAGGAAGTTCTGGTAAGTATTACAAAGGAAGCCATTAAACAGGCGGAGGAGAAAAGATGAAGACGCTGAAAATTACAACGGATAGTAAGATATCGATCATCGATCTGAATTTTGATCATGAAAGTTTGAGAGAAGAAGTTGGCGGATATGTAGAGTTAGTGAGAGCCCAGAGACTGCTGGATTATTTCAAAACCAAAGTAGTTATGATCGTAGATGAAGAAGGTCTTGTGAAGAATCTTCCGGTGAATCCGATGGGATGTTATTTCTATGACACGAACAAACATGGGAATCCTATTGTAGGAGATATGATCTTAGGCCTGCTGGTTGGATTTGATATGGATGTTATCGGTTTGGGCGATCGGGATGCAGAGCAGTGGATGGAAAAGATGCTGAAAGATTTTCCTGTATTGCAGAAGGAGAACATAGTAAATGAGTAGAAGAAAGAAGAAGGCGAAACCGGATAACCGATGTTGCGAGAATTGTGTGAACTGTCTGCCGGTAGGAGATGATGATCATATTTGCAACATGGATCCAAGCAAAGTAGTTTTGGAAGAATATAGCTTTTCTGCGGATTACTTTTGGTGCGGCGGCAGCCTTTGGGCGGAGGAATAGAGAGTGTATTACAACGAATGCCCGTTATGCGGTGCAAATTTAGATCCTGGAGAACCATGTGACTGCCAGGAGGAAAAGAAAAGCAAAAAGAAACTGCAGTTAAAGAACCAGAGCGAACACCGGAATAGAGCATTGCAGCTTTGTGCGGAAACAGGGTATCAGATATGAATGATATTTTTAAGGCTTATGATTTCAAAAATGAACAACAGTGGTTAAAAGGCAGAATGAACGGGATCGGTGGCAGCGATGCAAGTGCTGTAGTCGGGATGAATCCATACAAAAGTAATATTGATCTGTTTGAAGAAAAGATTGGCAGGGTAATACCGAAAGACATTTCGGACAAGCCGTGTGTGATTTATGGAAAGAAAGCAGAAGAATACATCCGGGAATTATTTAAACTGGATTATCCGGAATATCAGGTAGAACATCATGAATTCCGGATTCTGCAGAGTAAGGACCATCCGTTCATGCAAGCGTCTCTTGATGGCGAGCTGACCGATCGGGAAGGTCGCAAGGGAATCTTAGAGATTAAAACTACAAATATCCTGCAGTCCATGCAGTACGAAAAATGGAAGGATCGGATTCCGGATAATTATTACATACAGGTACTGCATTATCTTTTGGTAACCGGTTGGCAGTTCGTAGTTCTGAGAGCGCATTTGAATACCGACTGGGGCAACGAAAAGCGTACAACAGTCAAACATTACTTCATTGAAAGAAGTGATGTGGAAGATGATCTTACAATGCTGCAGCAGGAAGAAGAAAAATTTTGGAGATATGTGGAGAGCGGGAGAAAGCCTCCACTGATTCTCCCAGAAATATAGGAGGTATTTTATGTTAGAATTAAAAATCTTCAGTCCACAGGAGAATGGATTTGTACCGGAAATCAAGTGGAACAATGAAGAACTGAAGGCGGCAATTGCCGAGAAGATGAAAGAGTACAACGGATTGGTCTTTACAGAAGAGACTATTTCTGAGGGAAAGAAAGACAGGGCGAACTTAAATAAGCTTCGCGGGGCAATTGACGATGAGCGGAAACGTGTTAAAAAGCTGTGCATGGAGCCATGCAATAGATTTGAAAAAGAAGTAAAAGAAGTTCTTGTGCTGGTTGATGAACAGATCAGTGCAATTGATGTTCAGATCAAAGAAGTTGAGCAGATTAGGAAAGAAGAAAAGCGGAAAGCGGTCCAGGAACTATTTGAATCTATCGGCTTCCAGAAGTTTGTGACGCTTGAAATGATCTGGGATGAGAAGTGGCTGAATGCATCAGTAGCGCTGTCGAAAGTAGAAAACCAGATGAAAGAAACGATGTATAGAATCGGAGAGGAAGTTGGAACAATCAGCAGATTGCCAGAATTCAGCTTCGAAGCAATGGAAGTCTATAAGAAGACGCTGGATCTTACGCAGGCAATCAAGAAAGGACAGGAGCTGGCTGACATTCAGAAGAGAAAGGAAGAAGCACTTGCCAGACAGAAAGCTGAGGAAGAGAGAAGAAAAGCAGAGGAAGCTGCTGCAGGAAAAGAGTCAGAGAATCCGGAAGATGTTGCGGATGCTCAGAATGCTCCTAAAGAGGCTGAAGAGAATGACTATACAAGAGTTGTTTCAAAACCGGTTATGAGAATAGATTTCCGCGTATGGGGAACTAAAGAACAGATCCTGGCATTACGTGATTACATGAAACAGAATAATTTAAAATTTGGAAAGGTGGAATAAAGCATGGCAGTAAATAACAGTTTGGCGAACAGACAGACAAAAACAGGACTGGCAGCATATCTTACGCAGGATGCTGTTAAGAAGCAGATTAATAGTATTGTAGGTGGGAAGAATGGAACAAGATTCATTTCCAGTATTGTATCTGCAGTCCAGACAACTCCGGCGTTGCAGGAGTGTACGAATCCAAGTATTTTATCGGCAGCATTATTGGGAGAGGCCTTGAATCTTTCGCCGTCGCCACAGCTTGGACAGTTTTATATGGTGCCTTTTGACAATAAGAAAAAGGGATGTAAAGAAGCACAGTTTCAGCTCGGATATAAGGGATATATTCAGTTGGCTAAGAGAAGTGGGGTATACAAAAAGATCAATGTTATTTCTATAAAAGAAGGAGAATTGATTTCTTATAATCCGCTGGAAGAAGAACTGGAAGTAAATCTGATCGAAGATGACTATGAAAGAGAAAACACTCCGACAATCGGATATTATGCAATGTTCGAGGAAGTGAATGGATATAGACATAGCATTTATTGGTCGAAACAGAAAATGTTGGCACATGCAGAAAAATATTCGTTTGCTTTCTATAAGAATGGTGGAGCAAAATCGTTGGAACTGTTAGAACAGGGGAAAATTCCAGAAAAAGATTTATGGAAATATTCTTCATTCTGGTTCAAAGATTTTGATGGTATGGCGCACAAAACAATGCTTCGTCAGTTGATCAGTAAATGGGGAACCATGAGTATCGATCTGCAGAAGGCAATTGATAAAGACATGGCAGTTATTCAGGAAGATGGATCTGCAGACTATGTAGAAAATGCTGCAGACGAAATCGATAACGATAATGTTGTGGCAGAACAGGAGATTAAAGAGGTGCAGCCAGAAACGAAAGCACCGGAGCCTGAGAAAGAAGCAAATCAGAGAGAAGCATCCGATATTGAAGCGGAGTTTTTCAATAAATAACACAGGAGGTACATAAGTGATGAAACATGTAGATTTAGAGAAATTTGCAAATGGAGCATTTTCTGCACAGGTGAACAGAGCCATCGAAGAGGTGACAGAGAACATCCAAAACCCTAATACGGATGCCGGTGCTACAAGAAAGATTACAGTCACAATTGCATTTAAACCGAATGCAGAGCGTAATTTTGTTGCTACTGGTGTACAGACAAAGACAACACTTGCACCGGCACTCGGAGCTGTTACTGCTTTCAGCATGGGCAAGAACCTGCAGACCGGTGAGGTAGAAGCAATTGAAATGGGTAACCAGATCCCGGGGCAGATGTCGGTAAATGATGTGCCGGGAGTTGTTCCTGGGAACGTAGTGGAAGTTGAAGGCAAGACAGTGGATACAGATACAGGTGAAATTGTAGGCACTGCTGGAAGTAAAGTCGTAGATCTTAGAAGAAGAGAAGCGTAAGGAGGAAAAGTAAGATGATGGAAGGATTAAAAGAAGCATTACAGTATATTACAGGTTTAAAAGCAAAGAGTATGGAACCGAAGCTGGTAGAGATTGAAGGAAGAACTTATTGCACTGACAATGATCTTACCAGATATCACAGATTCCCAATGGCGTCAGATATTGAAGTGAATACGCTGACAGCACTGGTGGATTATATCAAAGGAAAACCGGAAGAGTTAAGGGAATCTTCTATTATCCATGTGGTAAGTCCAACAAGAGTTCTGCTTCATTCAGGCCTGATCGATGAAAGAGACAGAGAGACTCTGATTGATGCCAGGGCGATTGTGAATGAGTTCTCATTTGATAGCTATTACGATCAGGAACGTTTCTTGATCGAGCTGCAGGCAAATTTTGTAGAGACAGAGGACCTCATTACGATCATGCAGGTTGCCGGTAATATTAAATCCGGAACAACTGCCAATTATTCAGATGATGGCGTATCGCAGAAGACAACGATTAAAACGGGTGTAGAGCTGGCGGATGTGATCGTACCGAATCCGGTTAAGTTAAGACCATACCGTACATTTGCAGAAATCGAACAGCCGGAGAGTTCTTATGTATTCCGTATTAAGGACGGAGACCGGGGACCGGCATTTAAACTGGTAGAAGCTGATGGTGGTTTATGGAAGAATGCAGTTATGAAAAAGATCAAGGAATATCTGGAGTTTGAACTGAGTGAAGAATTGGAGAAACATAAGATCACAGTCATCGCTTAAGATTTGTACTTCCTTTTGGATTGTATCACGAATGTAACATATTGATTATGCAGTGTTCCATGGGATAGATGATTATTTATTACTATCCCATGGAAAGAAAGGAGCAATGGATGAATGCTGTGACATTTCATGTTCCGGGCAAGCCCCAGGGAAAAGCGAGGGCGAAGACGGTCAGAAACAAGCATACCGGAAATACAATGTCTTATACTCCGGAAACAGATCTGCTGTACGAAAATTACATCAAGGACCGGTTCCTGAATAAATGCAATGGAATGTTCCTGGAACGGGGCAAGCCGGTAACCCTTCGGATCGTGGCGAGATTTCTTCCGCCGAAGAGTACCAGTAAGAAACGTACAGCTCTTATGCTGGATGGAAAGGAACTTCCGCTTAAGAAGCCGGATATTGATAATATCGTAAAAGTTGTAGCAGATGCCTTGAACGGTGTTGCATACCATGATGATACACAGATCGTTATGGTAGTAGCAAAGAAAGTCTATTCTTCGTTGGAAGGACTGGACGTTACTGTGGAAGAATATAAGGGATAGGAAAGAAGGTGCAGCATGGCCAGACCGAAGATCAAAGGCCTTCTTTACTTTCCATTTGATATAGATTTTTTTGAGGATAATAAGATCAGAATCGTCAAGGCCAGATACAGGTCGGACGGAGTGATGATCTACCTGTTTTTATTATGTGAGATCTACAGGCAGGGATATTACATAAAAGCGGATGAAGACTTTTTGTATATCATTTCTGACGAATTAGGGATAGATCAAAATAAGGTGAAGCAGGTCTTGAACTTCCTGCTAAATAAGTCACTGTTTGATAACACACTGTTTAGTTCGGACAAGGTCTTGACCTCTGCCGGGATACAGAGACGGTATCAGCTCGGTATTAAAGAAAGAATGCGTAAGAGCAAAGAGCCGCTGGAAGTAGGTAGGTACTGGCTTCTGAAAAAGGAAGATACGGAACCTTTTATTAAGTGCACTCTTTTTGAAGATATTCCGGGGAAATGCGATAGTTTTTCCGGGAAAAACGAAT